ATAATTATATTGATTGGACCAGTTTGACTGTACTAAATTTAAATGACATCAAGTGGAGCAGTAGACAAGTCCCCGTAGGAAATGACAGCCCTATTGATATTGCCAGCTTGGGATTAGATACGCCTATTTGGATTAGTCCTCCTGCCAAAGTCAAACATCTTGGAGTTATTACTAAGATTATTACAAGTTTTTATCAAGATTCCAACACAAGTCCTACTGGATATATTGATGGATTGGGTGAAGACCTAGCGACACCAACTACTACACTATCAACCTTGTTGTCAACTATGACTACTACAATAAGCCAATATGGCATACAAGTTTATAACAAACAAGCCATGTTGTTAGGATCAAGTGAAAGTGTGACGCCGCCGGCGCCAACATTGGAGATTCCAGTTCGCCGAGGTTCTAAGATTAACTGGCTAGAATTGTTTGATCAATATCCTGGAAAATACGTTGCTGGATCCAGCAGATTATACTTAACACAGCCCAACGGTTCATCAGTAGTGGGTACTATTGCCGTAAATGCATTAGACAACAGCATTTTAACAGTTGATTGGGATCCTGATACATTAACTACTAATACAGGCATTGACAGCGTGGGGCGATTGGATTTTGAAGGCACCACTAATGATAGTCCTGGCTACTCTGCAAGTACTGGCTATAGACCAAACAGTCCTGGCACATTTGATGCTATTGTTAATCCGTTGACATTTAATCCTGGCACAGTTGCCGCCGGCACTAGATATTTAATTATTGAAGACATTGGAAACATAATCAATACTGACGGCGCGGATGCATGGAAAAGTACAGGGGGTGCAGATTTAATTGCCAATGCCAATGACATTATAGAGTGGACTGGCACCCAATGGCGAGTGATATTTAATAGTGTTCAGAAAGCTGATGTAATGATATGGCAAACGAATATATACACTGGAGTTCAATACTTGTGGAACGGAGTTTCCTGGGTCAAGAGCTTTGAAGGTGAATATAGGGCTGGCCAATGGAAAATAGAACTTTAACAGACAAAATTATATGCAGTGGTGCATTGATTTGTTCTCAAGATACCAACAGATTTTTACTAGTACAGAAAGCACATGGTAAACATGCTGGCACGTGGGGACTGGTTGGCGGCACTAATCTTGTTGGGGAGAATCCATGGCAAGGACTTCAACGAGAAATGGAAGAAGAAATTGGATCGCTTCCTTACATTAAAAAAACATTGCCCCTTGAAAAATTTGTCAGCAATGACAGTATTTTTAATTTCCACACGTATTTCTGCGTAGTAGAAACGGAATTTATACCAGTACTGAGTGCAGAACACGATGCATGGGGGTGGTTTGATCTTAGTAGATTGCCAAAACCTGTACATAGAGGTCTTGATTTGAGTTTAAAAAACAAAGTCATTCAAACAAAGATACAAACTGTAATAGATATTATAGATAGTTTATAAAACAAAAAAGCCGCATTGAGCGGCTTTTTGTTGAGTGCAGTTTGAATTAAGCCTGCGCTTCACCCCAACGTAAAACCAAGTTACAAGGAATGTTTCCTGAACCCGACGCACGGTAAACGTTAACAGCTAGCACGTCTGGACCATTAGGATATGCACCTCGGCCACCCAACACTGTGTTTGTAAGTTCTTTCAATCCGCTTAGATCCAATACGCTTTGTGTTCCTGGAGCCGCAATGAACGAGAAAACCTGCTCGCCTGGCAATGCATATGGAGGTTGTCCAAATTTGAACGTAACTGTAGTACTTGCAGGAGTAATTGTGGTGGTATCTGATGACTGGTTGAATGTCACACGATAATACTGTGTACCAAAATAACTCACTAAGTTTGCTGAGTTGACATATGTACTGCCTGGGAATATACCACCTTGGTTAACTTCAGTTCCTATAGTAGCATTGGTACCTTCCCAGCTGGCTTTTTGGAAGAAAATCTGTGAAGTTCTGGTGACTGGATAACTGTTGGTTACTGTACAAGTGCTAACACCTGACGATGCGCCTGTGGCATTTCTACTCATTGTTATGTAATAATACTGAACGCTGTTGAATGTTCCGTAAAAAGTAATAGCACTGATTACTGTGTTTGCTGGAATAAAACCACCAGTTTGAGCACTGAGTGCTTGACCAGTTTGCAAACCGTTGGCAATATAAGTGGCATAGTTTGCGGCTGTAATAAACAAGTTAGGATAATTGGACAATGTTGACTGAGACGTGCCTGGAATAATTTCAAGAGCTAGCGTACCTGTTGGAAACGCCGCCGTTGTAATAGCACTTGTGGTTTGACTTGCGCCACCTGCCCATACTACTGAACCTCCAGAAGCAACTTGCGAAAAACTAGGCAATCCACCAGCACCTGAAGTTTGTAGTCCGTTCCAAGTGATATCAGTAACGTTGGTTGGATAATTTTGTGGATTTAATACACCCTCAATAATCAATCCGCCAGTTCCAGAGTCAGCTGTAATTTCAAGAGCTTGCAATAGTAACTGCGCACGATTCAACAGATCTCTGTCGCCTAAGTCTCCAATTAGTGAGTTACTTACACTTGGTGCAAGACGAATCAAGAAAGCTGTTTGTTTGGTAGTAGTTACTTGCAAGTTTGTGCTTTGATAGTTAAACAAGTAGCCGCGATCTGAGTCAAATCCGCCGTCTTGTAAAAAGGCCGAACCCCAGTGACTGATGTTAGGTGTAGCTGTTTGACTGCAAAACAACACACCTGTGGTAGCAGTATGAGTAGCGCCCGCGCCTGCTGTGAATGTGCGTTGACTACCAGCAGTGTATATTGACAGATTGGTTGCTCTCACTGCACCTGTTAAATTACCAGCACCTGTTGCGGTGCTCTTGCCAGTGTAAGCAATCAATTCGTTATCAATATAAACTGTTCCAGCTGTTGGGAACAGTGTTAGGTCTGCCACTGGAATTGTGTTTGCCACAGCATCAATAGTTGCTGTCAACTGACTTCTTGCGCCTTCATTCAGCACTTCATAACGAACTGGACTGTTACCTGAACGCTGATATGCTTCTCTGTTTACGTTGTTGCCTTTGAGTCTGTGTACAAATATGTACTTGCCTTCTGGACCTCTTAGCATAAAATCAATAAATCCAGCACCATACCAAGTCCATTGCAAGCCAATCATCTGCATTCTACCAGGTAAGATATTGAAACCGCTTGGATTGAATGGGCCGTTAGATCCGTCGCAACGGTCAATGTTCCACTTACTTTGTGGCACTATATAATCAATGGTCTTTGCAATCTTAATACCCAATGCAGTATTAACACCGCGATAGTCTGGGCTCATGGTCAAACTGGTGTCGTTTGTAATACCAGTAACAATGTGTGTCATTCCGCGAATAACAATACGATCACCCACTGTCAACTGACTGGTAAATCGTGTGTTCACTCCGTTTAATAAATTACTGTCTGGAATTGCTGTTACGTTACCGGACAGTTGGAATGTGCTTGAACGTTTGCCAACGGCCATGGTCTGGCCGTCATACTGCCAAAACTGTCCATTTTGATCATCAAATGTGCCTGCACGAACCACAGAGCCTGTCCATCTTTCAACAACCACAAAACTTGGGCCGTCTAATGCCGCAGTGGTTCCGCCAAGTACGCTTTTGGCAGTTACTGTAAATGTGCGTTCATCAACAATAGTGGCTACAGTGTATGTGTCCATGTAGCCTGAAGTGAATATGCCCCACAAGCTGATAGTTGCACCCACTTGAAGATTATGATCAACATCATCTGTAGTTACGGTAATAGTACTGCCAATTGTGGTGCCGCTTGCAGTAACCAGTTTTAAATCATAGTTTGGTGCAAATAACGCACCGGTGTTGTAGTTAATGGCCTTACCAGATTGGTAACGAATATATTTCTTGCTCATACGAATTGCTTGAGCACCGTATGCTGGGCTACCTGTGCTTAAAATAACACCACCGTCAAGTGGTCGATGCTGATAGAACGCATCTGGGCGGGCATAAACTACACCACCAAGTGTGCCAGTAATCACGGCAGCGGCTCTACTTGTGTAAGTAAAAGTAGTAGGAGTTGGTACTGATTCAATAAAATATGGGCCGCCTGCAACTTTATGATTTTGTGTGTCGCCTGCATCACTGCTGATACTTACTATAATTGTACTGCCAGGAAGTAGTCCATGAGCATTGGGAAAAGTCACTGTGATAACCGGAGTTGCGGCACCTGAATATGCAAATGACGGTGCACTGATTGATGCACCAGTATAAAAGCCGCCTTTACGCAATTGAATATATGATGTGTACAGTGTGTCGCCACTGTTACCCACTGCGGCTTTTGCATAGTAGGTGAAGCTACTAGTTGACGGTGTTGAGAAAATAGTAAACGATCCTTCTGCTCGGCTAAATCCTGTAACACCAGTGCTGAGACCTTTGATAGTGAATGGTTGTCCAATTACCATACCGTGCAGTGAACTTGTGGTCACTGTGATCAAACTTGCACCAGTAGCGCCGTTGGTTGTGACAGCACTAACTGTCATGTCAGTGCCAGGAATTTCATAAATGCTTGGATAGCCACGAAGCATACTGACTGCTTGCCATTTGGTGCCTTGCAATCCGTATTCAAAGTCAGCGTCTAGCATGGAGTAAGGCTGTGAAACACGAGTACGTTCAAACGCATCTGTGCCCATTTCCCAAGGACGCACTGTTTGTACCGGCTCTTCGCGGAAAATTTGGATAGCGTCGTTGGCGCTGTGTCCTACACTGCTTACTGCAAGAGTAATTGTTGTGATACCGTCTGCGTTATCCAACACTGTTGTAAAGTTGCTATCATTGGCTCGACTGAAGCTGATTGCAGTATTGGCGTTGGTTGTGTCGGCAAAATTGTAATAAATTATGTTTCGTGTAGTATTGGTAATAATTAACAGTTGATTTAAATCAACTTTACCTGGTACTTTAATCGTGCCTACACCTGCCGCGCCTGGCGTAAAAACATATTGTCTGATCTGACTTTTAGCCATTTATACTATCTCCAATGTATTAAGTTTATTTAGCTTAAATGCAGGGTTCATACTGTAACCTGGGCATTTTAGCGTCCTGTGAAATAAGCAAACATTATGCTGTTTTCCACGTATCTCTTTGTAGCCAACTGACTTGGGTTTGAATTCCATTTTTCGTCTGGTGCTGTGACAGTTGCTGAAGTGAATCTGCCAGTTGATGCAGTGGTTGCGCCAACTGCTGTATTATCTATTGTGCCAGTTACAGCTGGGTTAACTGTTATAGTACCAGTGCCAGTTGGGCTAAATGTTATAGTCTGATTAGCAGTCGTAGCACTGATTTGTCCAATTAAGTTAGTAGCAACACCTGCGGTTCCAAGTGTTATTGCTCCGGTTGGGCTGACAGTTACACTGCCAGCTGGGCTAACAGTTACATTGCCAGTTGGACTAATTGTGGCGCTGTCGGTGACTGATAGTGTACTGAATCTACCAGTAGCTGATGTTGTAGCACCAATGTTTATATTGTTAATGTTGCCAGTAACGCTGGGAGACATAGTAACTGTGCCAGTTGGGCTAAGGGTTACTGTGCCGGTTGGACTAAGAGTTACATTTCCAGTTCCTGCTAGGCTAACCGTTCCTGCAACATTTAATCCAGTCAGTGTTCCTAAAATATTAACAACACTTGACCCTAAGGTTGTTCGGCTTAATAATAAATCTCCAGATGATCCTATGTAAGATCCCTGTGTTAATTCAAGACGAGATCCAGTGACTGTTATTGTTTGTGTTATTAAATTTCCGGTAGAATCTACAACGAAATATGGGCTAGTATATCCGCTTGCTGATCTAAATAGTTCGTAAACAGTACTCATAAATTTCTCATTAACTCATTATCATGCCGTAGGCAGCGGCCAATGCCGCGGCATATCCCACGGTAACTGCACTGGACGGGCCTGCTGGTTGTGCTGTCATCCTAACTGTGGTAAATCGACCAGCTAGTGGCGCACCGAGGCCAACGCTAACATTATTGATACTGCCAGTTTGTGCGGGATTAATAGTTACTAAGCCAGTACCAGTTGGGCTTATACTGATGTTGGCGTTGTTGCCGTTAAATGACACATTGCCAGTTGAAGACAAAATAGTGAATGTTGCAGGTGCTGGTGTTGTTGCTCCAAAAATAACATTATTAATATTGCCAGTCACTGTGGGATTTACAGTTAGCGTGCCAGTTCCAGTTGGACTAATAACAATATTAGCATTGTTTGGGCTAAAATTCACTGTTGACAATGCTGTTAATCCGTTAAATGTGCCTGCTGCCGGAGTGATAGCACCAATAACAATATTGTTGATTGAACCAGTAACTGTGGGATTTGCTGTTAAAGAATTAGTCACAGTTAAATCTGTGATAGATCCGCTGGTATTAAGAGTCACAGTGTTTGTTGTTGCGTTCGTAGTAACAGAAATACCGCCAGCTGGTTGAATAGTAAGTGTGTTATTTGTTGAATTAAGACCAATAGTGGGTTGGCCAGCTACTGCTAAGTAGGTATATCCGTTCATACTGATGCTCCAAGTAGTATAGATTTCAATTGACTCAGGGCTATCAAATACTCGCCCTGTGTTGATGTTGATTCTATTGTGATAGTAGTAAATTGTGCGGGCGCTGGAGTTGTTAATCCAATAGTTACATTGTGCATAGCTCCTGGTACAGCTGGGTTCATAGTCAATGTGCCCGTGCCAATTGGACTGATAGTTATAGTTTGATTGTCGGCAAATGTCACATGTCCGTTTGCTGACAAACTACTAAATGTTCCAGCCCTTGGTGTAGTTGCGCCGATACGTACATTATTAACATTCCCCGGTGTAGCAGGATTAAATGTCACTGTACCGCTGCCAGTTGGTGACATGGTTATTTGCTGATTACCGTCTGTCATAGTGACTGGACCGCTGGCTGACAGTTGTGTAAATGTTCCCGGCTTGTTATTAGTACTGCCAATAGCTACATTGTTTAACGCACCACCGCTGGCTGGATTAATAACAAATGAATTGGTAATTGCTAAATTAGTAAGACTTGTCAAATTAAGTGTAAGTGTATTTGAAGTAGCGTTTGTTGTAATTGTTAGCGAACCGTCTGTGTTAACAAAATTCATTTTTGAAAATACAAAATCAGACGTTAGTGTGCTTTGTCCGGGCACTACGATATTGTTCACAGCACTTACTATAATAGACCCAGCGTCATCAAGTTCTAAGAAACCGTTGGGCAAATTAGAATTATTCCAGTTTCTCAACACACCCGTTTCACCGCCAAGATTGGTTGCATCTCCCGTTACGGTAGGAATCCCAATAGGATTTAATCTTTCAGAATACGTTGCTTTGAATGTTAATTTGATATCCGCTAATGGAGTAACACCATCTGGTTGAAAATAAGGCGTTGCTATCAGTGTAATTCTTGAATTGTCAGAAGTTGCTGTGAACTTGACTAGATCTATTCCCAAGTTAAGTCTGCCATAACTCATTACGGACACTTCGTTTACTCGGGCTGAGACTAACAAATTCACGTGCTCAACATCATTGACACCGCGTTCAATTACTATTTCGTAGGCTGCTGTTGAAAACTCGCCGGCCATGAACTGATCAACCACCGTGGTATTAGGCACACGTATTTCTTGCCCTTTAAAGGAAAAATTTGCGCCGTTTCTAAGTTTAAGAGTGTTTCTTAAACCCTTTATAAAAAAATCAG